AAGCATAAAATACCCCTTATGAGCAACGTAACCAGAGACGCCCACGGACGAATAACCGGAGGCGTGAACAACCCAACCGGTAAAGGCGGCTTCCAAGAACGCCCACAAGACCGCAGTCGCAAATGGACAAAACGCGGCAGCGTGAAATACAACCTCCAGCAATTCCTTGAACTCACGAACGAGGAACTAGCGGAATGGGTGCAGCGTATGGACGAACTGACCCAAGCCGAACAGATCGCCCTACGTCGTGTCCTTGAATCAAAGAAAGACGGTGAGAAAGCATTCCGCGCCTATCAGGACATTGCCAACCGTACCGAGGGCATGCCCCGACAGCAGGTTGACCAGACGGTGCAGATGTACGAGCCGCCTACGATCAACGTCACGGTGAAGTGAACAAACCCGAGCCTACTATTCTCAATAAGGCTCGGGTTCCCTCGGGTGAAGACCATACTATTGAGAATCGCGCGCACATTATGGAACAAAACGGAACATTCAACCTCGTAATCCCCAAAGCATACGAAGATTTATTGTTCTTCCTCCATGACCGTGACAATCCACCATACCGCTACTACGACTACAGCGGAGGCCGTTCAAGCGCGAAAAGCACCAGCGTAGCCCTAGCCCTAGCGCTCGAAGCCAGCATGTACCCCACCCGCATCCTATGCACCCGTGAATTCCAGAACAGCATTCAGGAAAGCGTCAAACAGCTCCTAGCGGATATCATCAGCCGCTATGAGCTTCCCGGCTTCACTATCACCCGCGAACAGATAACACACGTCAACGGCAGTGTGTTCTGGTTCAAGGGCTTGCACGAAGACCCGGAAAGCACACTAAAAGGCGTCGAGGGCGTAGATAGGTGCTGGGTAGAAGAAGCCCAGTTCATCACCGACCATAGCCTAGACGTGTTGCTGCCGACCATCCGAAAGAACGGCAGCACCATTATCTTCACCCGTAACCCCCTAACCCCGGAGGATGCGATAACCACACGTTTCGTCACCCATCCGAGCCAGCTCACCCAACAGCGCACCACCCACCATCACACCACATGGCGGGACGCGGAACAAGCCGGAATACTCCCGGAAGAGATTCTGCGACAGGTCGAGGAATCACGAAACAACCCAGACTTCGCCCACATCTGGGAAGGAATGCCCTACGAGAAAACAATCAACCAGATCATAAGCTGGCAGCAACTCACAGACGCGACCGAACGCCAACCTCAAACAGACGGCGGCGTAAGCTTCGGTGTTGACGTGGCCCGATACGGAGCCGACCGAACCGCCGTAGCCATCGTAAAGGGACGCCACCTAGTAGACCTCGTGAGCTGGAGCAAGACCAGTCTTGTCGAAACAGCGGAACGCATAATAACCTTTGCCGGGACACATCATCCAAGCATCATCAACGTGGACGATACCGGCGTGGGCGGAGGAGTAACGGATATTCTCCGCAGCCGAAGCCAACCAGTGAACGGCGTCAACTTCGGAGCCAAGCCCAAGCATCCCGACCGCTATCCGGCAGTCAGTTCGGAATTATGGTTCGAGTTTGCCGAACAGCTTTCGGAAATCACCATCAACCCGAATCTGGAACACCGAGCCGAACTGTTTCAGGAACTCAGCACCCGTGAATGGGCAATCAACAACAGAAACCTACGCGAAGTGCAGCGGAAGAAAGACTACAAAACAGAGAATCAGACTGGTAGCCCCGATCTAGCGGACAGCGTCCTTCTCGCCTACTACAAGCCGCTGCAACTTCCATCGTGGGACGTTGCTGTTTGCTAGGTTTATGCGTTGCACCCGGTAGACTAGACGCAGGGTCTTATGACGAATCGAGGAAACTGTGAGCCTGCTGAACAATCTCCGTGAAGGTTTTATGAGCGCGTTCGACCGTAACCATGCGCCCAGTATGTCCCCCACACCGATGGGCGGGAACATTTGGCAGCCGATGGGCGGCAACACCATTCCACTGCACGACACCTACGACAACGTGTTTCCCTACGTGAACGCTATCGCCCAACGGTTCAGCACGGTAATCCCCTACGCCGTGGACTCGGACAACCGGCGTATCGAACCGGCTCCCGCACCATTGGCCGCGCTCTACGCGCCCAACGACACGTATTCATGCTTGGAGTTTCTCAAGATTGTTTGCGCCACCATCCTCACCCAGTCACACTTGGATATTCTTATCTGGACAACTAACGGGCCGGGCGGAGACATTACAGCCGACAACATCATCGGATATACGCTGTTACCGTCGAACAGCCGCCAGTATAATTCTTCTCGCTCGGACTGGTATCATCGCGTCACGATGGACTTGGGCGACGGCGAACGAGTCTACGAATTCTCCCGAGACGAAACCATCGCCCTCAGCTATTCGCAGCATCCGAACGATCCGACGCGCGGCATTGCTCCTGCTATGACGGTGAAGAAGTGGGCGAACGTGGACGATATGATCGCCGACTATGAGCGTGGTTTCTTCGGCAACAACGCTGTACCGGCTGGAATGCTCGGCATCGTATCGGAGAACACCGAGGACTTCCAACGCAACCGCGAACGCCTCGAAAGCACATTCCGTGGCGCGGGCAACAACAACGGAATCGTATACAACATGATCCCGGTTGACCCTATGACCCATAAGCCCAGCACCACCAGCAAACTGGTGTGGGTGCCATTCCAGAACACCAACGATACGCTGGACTTGCAGGCCGTCAACGACGTGGTAAACAACAGGTTGTCGAACGCTCTGGCAGTCCCGGACATTATTCGCGGCATCGATAACGGGCAGACCTACGCCAACGCCGAACAGGCCGAACGCGCGTTCATCGAGAATACGTTGAAGCCGTTGTGTATGACGGTGTGGGATAAATGGCAGTTCGAACTAGACCGCATCACCGGTGGACTTGGGTATGGCATCACTTTCGACCTCGCTCTGCCTTCCCAAACCGACGTAGAGAAGGTTCAGGCCGACATCCAGAAGGTACGTATTGACTCGCTCACCCAACTCCTGAACATGGGTGTCAGTCTGGAGTCTGCCGTGGATGCGCTCGGCTTACCCGACTCGTACAAGCGTCTTGACTTGCATCAGCAGGCTCCGACGCTGACTATCCCAGTAGCCGCAAAACGGTATAGCCGTAATATCAAACCGCAGGAGACAGCAACAGAGAAACGCATCCTTCCCGCCACCCGAACCTATGTGGACAGGGTTATCAGACTCGCCCGCCGTTCTCAGAACGGATTACGCGACGATCTGGAAGCCATCGGCGACCAGTGGATAAACAACGTGAAAGATGACCTGATGACCAACCTCGCCGCCTACGCCCGCCGTACCGGCTACGAGTTGGAGCAGGTCATTACCGTGTGGGCGGAGACCCACCCCGAAAGCTCCATTGCCGTGGAAATCGAGAACTACACTGCCGATGATTGGCGGCAACTCTACTTCTGGACTGAACTCCCCGACACCGTGCATGAAGCCTACGTGGACCACTTGCGTAGCATCGCCAAGTCCACCAGCAAAACCATCACAAACAACGTCCTAGAAATCCTGAACCGTGCCGACGTGGAACAGTGGGACGCCGAACGCCTGCGTGACGAGCTCGAACGCATGGGCAACGATCACGCCGAACTGATTGCCCGATGCGAAACCGTGCAATCGCAACGGCTCGGCAGTCTCTACAGTGCCCGCAATCTCAGCGAAACGCTCGGCGTCCGACTGTACAAGGTATGGCGTACCAGCGGAGACGAAAAAGTGTGCGAATTCTGCCGTCACATGGAAGGCAAGCGAATCGCGCTCGATGACACGTATCTGGCTGAAAACGCCAGCGTGGAAATCGGAGACCGAACCTACGTGAACAATTTCGAGAGTATGCAAACCCCGAACGGACACCCAAACTGCCGATGCTACGAGGATTACGAGGTGGTGGAATCATGACTTACGACATCCATTGCAAACATTGCGGACGGTATCTAGGTTCCTGCGCCCGTGACACGATGGTTACGTTGAAGTGCCCGAACTGCAAAGGTTTGGACACGTACCGCATCGTGCTACTATGGGGGTCAGAACATTAAGCCCATTAAGGACGTTCGACCGCACCACTAACCCCCTATCTGAAAGGGCCAAGATGAAGACTCGTAAGAGCTTCGCCAACAGCGGTGCCCCAGAAACCAATGGTCGTACCCTCACCTTCCTTGCCAACAGCGGCAAAGTGATGTGCGACGGACTCACCGTAGATTTGAAGACACTGAAAGCGCCGTTAATCGACGGCACTCTGAAACTGGTGTCCGATCTCACCGAGTCCGACAAACTATCCCTTCCGCTCCTGATCGACCACATGCCCAGTATCGAATGCCAAGCGGGTGCAATCACCCGACTTTGGATGACCGATGATGGGATGATGGCCGAAGCGAAACTCAGCGAGGTCGATCAAGGCGAACGTATCCGCCAGCTTGCCGCCGACGGATGCCTGACCAACAGTTTCAGCATCACCGTTGAATTCAACCAGTGTCCCGGCAAGGACGGGATCATCCACGATGGCGAACTACTGGAAATCAGCGTTGTCTATCGTGGGGCCGACCCAAGGGCCGCTTTCACCGCAATCAACAGCCGCAACAACAAGAATGGAGACACCATGAACCCGGAACTCCTGAAGAAACTGGCGCGTACCATCGCCCAGTTCAAACTCACCCCGGACGAGGCGGAACAGCTCACCGATTCCATCGGTGACATCATGCAGTCCGCTCTCGATGACATCACCGCTGCCATCACCAACCAGAAGGAAGGCGAGGGCGAGGGCGAGGGCACCCCGGCACCGGAGGACCCCGTGCAGACTTCCAGCGGTCGCCAGACCATCATCATTAACAAAGCCAACCACGCCGCCCACCAGTCGGGTACCGTGACGTTCTCCCACGACCGTAAGACGTGGCTTGACTCCGATGACGCTATGATCGCGTTCGAACGTGCCCTGATCGACACTGATAACAAGGGTGTCGAAGCATTCCACCGTGAGTGGACTGACACTGTGAACCGTAACATGTCGGACACCGCATCGTTCGGCGTTGACGGTGACAATGTGAACAAGTTCATCCCGACTGCGGCAATCACCACAATCGCGGACGCGCTGAACACGCGTGGCTCCGGCCTGTGGAACCTGCTGCGCAAAACCGGTATGGATCGCCTGACCATCGGTGGCAACGTTGCCGGTCTGACTGACGAGACCCGTGCTCACGGCTACCCTGTGGCCTCCTACGGCACGAAGAAGGAGGAACAGGTGCTTTCGTTCGTGAAGCGTGAGCTTCAGGCCGATTACACCTACAAGTACATCAAGCTGAACAAGGGTGATATCCGCCGCACCCAGCGTCCGGGCGCTCTGCTCCGCTACGTGCTTCAGGAACTCCCGAACTACATCGTCCAGACCATCGAACGTCAGATCACGCTCGGCGGTTACACGGACATGGCCCATTTCCGTTCCGTCGTGACCGACGCAGCAGACAAGTCGTCCGAGTGGAATGGCAACCGTTTCGCGCTCTCCTACACCATGACAGATGACACTCCGCTGATGGACTTCGTGCGTGCCTCCCACATGGTTCGCGCTCAGGGCAACAAGGTGCTGCTGTGCAACGCTGACACCGTGGCCGACCTGCTGATGTCCGCGAATGCTAACGGCAACACGTACATTGCTCTCGGCGGTGACGATACTCTGGCCCGCGCCCTCGGCGTTAACCGGATCATTACCCCTGAATGGTGGACGGACACGGACGACACCACCACTATGGGCGTCATCATGTCCGCGTCCCACTACGCGGTGGTTGGCGATACCTCCATCGAGGCTTTCACCAACTTCGCGCTGTCCACCAACACCAACGAGTATCTTCAGGAAATCTACGCTGGTGGCGGTCTGGACGCTGAGAAGTCCGCCGTGGTCATCAAGCCGAAGAGTAAATGATGAACGCTGAAATGTACGTACGAGTCGACAGCAAAGCGCTGCCAGAAGACAACCTGAACACGATTAAGGTCATCAACGTTGTGGACAAGTCCGGCAAACCAGTGTCTTTGACGGGCCCGCAGGGTCCGGCTGGCCCAGCTGGTCCGGCTGGCCCGCAGGGTCCGGCTGGCCCAGCTGGTCCGGCTGGCCCAGCTGGTCCGGCTGGTGCGCGTGGCCCGCAGGGTCCGGCTGGCCCAGCTGGTCCGGCTGGCCCGCAGGGTCCGGCTGGCCCAGCTGGTCCGGCTGGCCCAGCTGGTCCGATCACTAAGGCCGCTCACGTTAACCCTTCGACCGGTTCTGTTGCCGAAGTGGTGAAAGCTCTGATCGACGCAGGTCTGATGGCGTCCGTCTGACACGCTACCCTAAACAGTAGCGGGACTGCACCGCAAAGGCCCTATCTCCTACAATGGGAGGTAGGGCCTAACTCATTTCCGGAAGGAGCAAACATGGACATCGACGCAAGCGTAATCGATCAAGTAGGAGAGACGATCTACGCGCGATGGAAGGACGCCGCGCTCGCAGACCTCGCCAACATCCTATGCCAAAAAGACCTATTCCCGATTACGGATGATTACATTGGAATCATCGTAGGAGACGGTCGCCACGTAGCCCTATTGGCGTGGTATTCGGAAGTAACCAACGTGCAGACCACCGACGGCGTGACTCTCGCTTTTCATGTGAACTACGCTATGGGTGACGGGTGGACTCCCGAAACCAAGTACGCCAACTATCTGACTATCGCGCAACGTCTCAATGTAGGCACGGCAGTCACCGTGACGGGAACGCACGGGTTCGCCAAACTGCCCGCCCCATTATCTTCGGTGCTTGCAGCGGTCATCGAGGCAGATCAGAACGTTCTTGAACAGACAGACCGCATCACATCCAAGAGCATAGAGGATGTGAGCGTGGGCTACGCAACAATCAACGAGACGGCTATGGAACGTGCGTTGACGCCGTACCGGTCGCTTATTAGCCAGTGGAGTCTATGCCGTAACGGAGTCCCGACAGGGGGTATTCTCTCCATGCCTCGCAAGCACCATAATCTGCCGTGGTGGCTCAACCCGCAGGATTACGTGGGGGGTGACTACGCTTATGGCAACGCTCTGTGACCCGTTCCGACTGTTCCCTAACCAAGTCCAGACGGCTACGCTTTGGCGGTATACGGCTCCCGGTCTGCCTAACGAACAACTGGCCGACTTGCAGGTGATTGTGAAGCATTCAACACAGTCCGATCAGCCGACCGAATACGGTTCGCGTATCAGCACCCGACGCTTCCATATTCAAACGGACACGGTTCCCGAGGACTTGCGGGAAAACATGGAACTATGGCCCGATCTCATGGTGAAATTGTCCGATGGCAGAGTGTACCAAGTCACGCAAGCCAGTCGCGGCGATGACATGGACATGGGAGAAACCCGGTTCATCACCGTGTACGGGAACCCGTATGGCAGGGACAGCATATGAGTTACCGATTACAGTTGTCCGCCGATTGGGCGCGTAAGCTCTCCACCCAACAGTTGAACAAGGGTGGCGTTCGAATGATGACGGACATTCTCAAGATGGCACGTCAGAACGCTCCCGTCTTGACTGGAGCGCTGCGTAACAGTGGCCGTTTCCAACAACTTTCCACCGTAAAGTGGCGTATCACGTTCGGCAACAGTCGCGTGCCTTACGCACGTATCCGCGAACACACGAACCGGTTGCACCCGAACACGGTACGCTACCTCCAGCGGGCTAGGAACACTGCCGCTAGCCGTGCTAAATCATATTTCAACCTAGGATAGGAGCGCCATCATGATTGATCTGGCCATGTGCATGACCCTCCAAAACGAGGGTTTCGGCACTTACGGAAAGACACTGTTCTTCGGCACCAGCCCAGTACTGGACACGGGCAGCGTCACGAACGCCGAGGGCATCTGGGTCAACGCGAACACCGTGGGCATCAACGGCGACCTCTACACCGATCAGCTCACTATCAGTAGCCGCTATTTCGACGTGATCGAACAAGGCCGTCTGATGCTCCGTCTCCTGCACTTCGTCAACAATCGTCTGCATGAGTATTGCCGACTGACATGCAACCCTATCGCTGATATTGACTTTGTATCAATCCGCGTGCATCCGGCTACCGCAATCGACATGGACGCCATCGACGGGGAAGGCCGCTGGGTGAAAAGCATCCGGTTCAATGTGGATTACAAACTCGACCCGGCAACGGTAGAATAGGAACCGTCCATTAGTCGCCGCGTGTGCAGTCCCGCCCGACGAAAGGACAAACAATGGCTTCCTACCCCATTATTGGCAAGAAGACAGTCTACATCGACGATATGGTGATCTCCCCCGACTACGTTCAGGATGAAGTCGGCAGCATCACCCTTACTCCCGGCACTACCGAGGTTGCTTCGCAGTCCGGCACTATCAACGTACCGAACGGTTCATACGAGGAAATGAGTTTCGAGCTGAACATTATCTGTCCGAGCGTCCGCTACCTCGGTATGCTGTTTCCGGAACTGTACCATAATGCGAAGTTCAAGCGAGTTATCTCCGGTTCGCTGTCCGAGACGGGTCAGGTGCGTTTCGGCGGCAACGAATGTATTTCCAACACTCCGCGTGACATCATTATCCATAACGTGTGCGATGGCCATTCATCGGCGCAGGACTTCCGTATCCCGCAGGCGCTAACCAGCGCGGGCGGCGAGTTCACCGTGAGCCTGTCCGACCCGTTCGTGGTCACACTGTCCGGCTCGATGACTCCCGGTGCAAACGGTGCCGTGGTCATGGGCGAGCTTGATCTAGATAACCCATCGTACTACGACGAGGATTCCGGCACCATCAAGACGGAGAACGTTCTGGTCACCGCGCTTACCGCGTCCCCGGCGAACATCTCGGGCAAGATCGACGATCATGTGACCGTGAATGTGGTGGCGTCTCCGAATGGTGCGACTGGTACCATCACCGCCACCGTAGCTGAAACTGCTAAGGCTGTCGCTACGGACAACGGGGATGGTACTTGGGATATTCAGTTTAAGCAGGCTGGTACGGGTACCGTCACGTTCAAGGCTGGCGCTGTTCAAACCGTGGTTAAATTCAATGTCGCCAGTGCGTGAGCATAAGTAACGCCCGCCACCAGAATTTTAGTGGTAGCGGGCGCAGGAGAGAAAAGGTCCCGAGAAAAGCAACATGATTCATAATATCACACGATTGGAGCAAATATAATGACTACCCCTGTTTTGAGCATCGACACCCGAGAAGCGTTCCGCACCCTCACCGTGAAAATCGACGGCACCGTGTACACCATGCGCCCGCTCGGCTCTAAGGATATGCTCACGATCTTGGATAATGCGGAAACAATTGACAAGCTGAGCGCTGGCGTGACGAACCGTGAGACTTTGGAAACCGCTGAAAAGATTATCTTCCCGCTGGTCGAATCGCTTATGAGTCCAGCTGATAAATTCTCCGAGTGGGCTTCACAGACTCGTAAACGTAGCGACCTTGCCTATCAGCGTGCCATGACCGCGTTGTGCGGTCTGATGGCGAAGAACATCACGGTCGACATCAAAGGTGACTAATGAAGTCGTGGGATAGCCTGCTTACTCCCGCCGAACGGGAGGCGATGAAGAATTACAAACAGAAGGAGGCGGCTCGCAAGCCGCTTCCGAGCGTTCATATCCTCGCCGAGCTTGGTGACTTGTATGGGTGGCAGGCTATCCGCGACGTGCTGGAAAACAACGTGTCTCCTTCCCTGATGATGAACCTGCTCAGAGAGGGACGCCGTATCCGACGGCGGCGACTGGCGGAACAATATCTCATGACGTTCGACTGCATCGCCGCCGCGTTCAGCAAGCACGGCGACCGCAATATTAACACGATTATCGAAAAACTCGGGAAGGACGTGTAATGGCAGACTCGACACTGACCCTAGACGCCGAGATTAATACCGGCGACTGGAACGCTGGCGTTAAGGATATTGAATCGGGTAGTCGTCAGATCGAAGAGTCGGCGCGACAGGCTGATGGAGCGTTGGGTAACGTTGACAAATCGGCTAGCAAGTCTTCCAGCGGGTTCGGTAAGTTCGGTGCCGTCGCCGGTGCCGTTGGCGGTCTTGTTTCCTCGGGTATCGGAATGGCTGTGGACGCCATCGGTGATCTTACCGGAGACATTATCGAAGCCTCCGACTCTGCGGACAAGTTCAAAAGCACGCTGAACTTCGCAGGACTGGATACGGGTACGATTGACGCGCTCACCGCCAGCACTCAGACTTACGCCGACCAGACCGTCTACAGCATCAGCGATATCCGTAACGTGACCGCACAGCTTGCCGCGAACGGAGTACAGGGCTTCGACAAACTAGCCGAGGCGGCAGGCAATTTGAACGCTGTCGCCGGTGGTAACGCTGAAACTTTTAGCTCGGTGGGTATGGTGCTTACGCAGACCGCTGGCGCGGGCAAGCTCACCACGGAAAACTGGAACCAGCTAGCCGACGCCATTCCCGGTGCATCCGGCAAACTTCAGGAAGCGATGCTAAAGAACGGCGCTTACACTGGGAACTTCCGCGACGCGATGGAGAAAGGCGAGATCAGCGCCGATGAATTCAACCAAGCCATAATGGACTTGGGTATGACGGACGCCGCGAAGGAAGCCGCTACCAGCACCAGCACTATTGAAGGTGCGATGGGTAATTTGGAAGCGTCCGTGGTTGGTGTGGGTACGACGATTCTTGATCAGTTCAAAGGCCCGTTGACATCCGGTATCAGCATGTTGGCGCAAGGCATCAGTGGTCTTAGCGGCGTTTTTACGGGACTGGTGCAGACTATCGGCCCGATTCTCTCACAAATCGGCACAACGTTCCAGACAGCGTTTCAACCAGTTGTGGGAATGGTGCAATCTCAGTTGCTCCCGGCGCTCAAGCCGCTTATGAGTGCCTTACAGAATCTCAGCAACGCGGTCATGCCTGTCATCATGGCCGCGATACAGACCATTGCACCCGTGTTATCTACCATAGTGAGCAACATCATGCAAACTATGAGTGTTGTCGCGACTGCGGTAACGCCGGTGATTAATAACATCGCTGCGTTGATTCAGGCCGTGCTTCCGGTAATCCAGTCAGCGTTTCAATCGTGGGGTTCAACGATTCAGGGTGTCATTAACGCGGTTTTCCCATTCATTCAAACGATTGTCACATCCGTTATGAACGTTGTCAACGCGATAATCAGCACCGTATTGGCCGCGATTAACGGTGATTGGTCTGGAGTATGGGAAGGTATCCAGAATATCGTTTCCAGTGTTTGGAACGGTATCCAAAGTATCGTTTCCGGTGCCATCAATGCAGTGTCAGGCGTCATCTCAAGCGTGCTGAGCGGCATAAGCGGTATTTTCAGTAGTGTATGGAACGGCATCAAGGGCGCGGTAGGCAGTGCATGGAGTGGCATCACCAGCGCTGTCAGCAATGGCGTAAGCTCGATGATGAATTTCATCACCAGTATCCCAAGCCGTATCATGGGCGTGTTCAGCGGAGCCGGATCATGGTTGCTGAGTGCAGGCAAGAACATTATTCAAGGTCTGATTAACGGCATCACGAACGCCATCGGCGGTGCCATCTCAGCAGTCAAAGACGCTGTTGGCGGTATCATCGACGGTGCCAAGAGCCTGCTGGGTATCGCGTCCCCGTCTAAGGTCTTCGATCGTGAAATAGGTCGGATGATTCCTGCTGGTCTTGGCCGTGGCGTATCGGAGAACGAGCGTGCGGCCACTCGTCCGGTGGAAGACATGGTGAATTCTCTTCTGCCGTCGTCCATCGTGACGCCCATGCCGGTAGTGTCTAGCCCGGTGCCCATGAACGCGAATAGTGGTCCGCGTGTGAGCGCGCCTATCACGGTGAACGCGCTTGACCCGAACGCGGCCGCTCAAGAGACTGTGAGGGTGATTAATTTCCATTACGTGTGACAAGCCGCGCGGGTAGACTGAGGGTATGGCTATCTTTACCCTTGACCCGCGCGATGTCCGTTTGACCCTGAACGGGTTCCCCTTGTACGGAATCGACTCATACGGGTGTGAGTGGCACGTAACGTTTCAGAACGTTTCGGGATTGTTTGACGGTGTTGGTTCGACCTTGCAGACCAAGGACAAAGCATGGTCGGATGGCTGGTTTAGCAATATTCCAGTGGCTCAGGGTCGCTCGATCAGTGTCGAGGGTCATATTATCGGCAAATGCACGGAAAACTGCATCAACGCTTGGGATGCGTTCAAACGTTCGTTTAATATCACCAGTCAGTCGCTTGTCGTGGAGTTGGGGGACATCAGCCGTCAGGTGCAGGTCATGCAATCGTCTTCCGCTCCGCTGGTGGAGTGGGCTGGTGTGAACATTCTCAAATTCAGTATCGGACTGACCGCTTTGGACTCGTATCTTTACGATATGCAGTCAGTGAGAGGAAAAACCGGGTTGCCGCACACTCAGGGCGGCATGACGTTCCCATCCCATTTCGAGGACATCGATACGGGCACGGGGTCAACGTGGGTGTGGTCTGAAACAACCGTGTCGGGTAGCGTGCGCCTTACTAACACGGGTAGTGCTCCGAGTCCGGTGACTATTCGTATCGATGGGCCTGTGGTCAATCCGCAGGTTGAGCATAGTCCGAGCGGGCATATCATGGCGTTCGATCTCAGTTTGGGTGAGGGTAATTACATTCTTATCAACGGTGCCACTCATGAGATTCTTATAGATGGCACCGACCCGGCACGTGGCAGTGTGACCAGACGAGAATGGAGTTACGCGGAGGTCGGGGAGAATATTTGGATGTTCAGCGCCGAGGAACCATCTGATAACGCGCGTATGACGGTCACGTTCAACCCGGCTTACATCTAAGGAGGTGCCGGATGCCTTTTATTTCTGACCGATTGCCGCAGTCGAACGGCTTATACTCGGACACTGCGCGTGTATTGTGGCAGCGTTCCGGATTGCAGTTCGTCGCCGTCACGTTGAACGACGGCACGGTGATAGCCGAACTCCCAGACCTCCAACTAACCCACTTGACGTACCGTTTCGAGGAAACGACCAGCGAAACGGCCACGCTCCCGTGGCGCAACGCTCCCCGCAATTGGGATGAAGCCACCACACCATATCAGGCCGCCATACTTCTGGTACGCGAATCCACAGTCCTGTGGGGCGGTATCGTGGTCAAACGCGAGCGTGCAATGCGCGGAGACGGATTAACACTGACGTTGGCAACCGTCGAACACTACCTCGATAACGTGTACGTACAGGATCATACGTACACGAATCGTGACCAGTGCGAGATCGTGGAAGACCTCGTAACCACCACGCTTAAAAACCACCGTTTCAATCTCGTTGTCGAAGCGTCCCCGAGTAGCGTCAAACGCGACAGAACGTATGAAGCAGAAAGCGACAAGACCTTGTTAAGCGTGCTGCAAGAGCTTGCGAACGTTTTGAATGGGCCGGAATGGTGTACATCATGGCGTGCCATCAATGACGGTCATTATGAGCCTGTGATGACGGTAGCCGACCATATCGGCTCCACCACGCCAAGCACCACGTTCGACGAAAGCGTTATGACCATGTTTAATCTGCTGGAGGATTACACGAACGGGTACGGTGCTAACGCGGTAATGGCTGTGAGTACGGCTGACGCTGGAGACCGTCCGCAATCCGATTGGATGATCGCAAACCAACCTAACAGGCCCATGCTGGAATATGTGTTCCAACCGTCCACCGGCATCACGAACAAGAGTACGCTGAACGAACACGCCAAGTCCTCGTTGTTGCAGATGCAGAACGGTACCCAGACCATCACTATGGGCTTGAGTCTGCTTTCCGCTCCTATGGTGTATGAGGAATGGAAGCCGGGCGACCTCATATCGTGGACAGTGGAAGAAGACGCCGAGCATTTCCCCGGCCAGAATCACGGTAAAGCCCGTATCATCGGGTACGAGATAGATTTTAGTCAGGCGTGGACCATCACACCTATATTGCAGCAGGAGGACACGAATGCCGAGCAAATTCAAGTTCAGTCTAGATAGCGCGGACGCTACAGCACGCCAGTTCTCGGACATTAAACGCCAGTTGCAGGAACTGCCGCCGAGCATCGTCAACAGCGTTAAACCTATGGTCGATCAGATTACGAAAATGTATGAGGAAGTGCAGACGCTGACCAACAATCTTGACCAGCGTGTGCAGGAAAGCATCACTCGCAACAGCTATACCCGTGCCGAGATTGACGTTAAGACTCAGACGTGGAACTGGGGTGTATTGGCTCCCGATCGTGGTGGTACTGGTATCGCCAACGCTTATAACAATTTGTTTGCGTCAGGCTCTTGGCGCGCGGTGTGGGTGTTGTCTAACGGCACTATGGGCACGGCCCAGTCGATTCGTGCAGTGAAGACGGATATCGTGGACGCCGACGACTTTATTCCGGTTGACGCTCTACGTAAGGTGAAGTGGCGCGTATATCGGATGAAGGATGACAAGAACCAGAATCTTGATGATGCTCAGCCGTTGGTCGGTATGATCGCCGACGATTTGGACGAAAACGGATTGGGGTTCTTCTGTGAATACGATGAAGACGGCACGCTGGTAGGCATCAACTATCCCATGCTTGGTGTGGCGGCGCTCCGACTCGCTCAACAGGTAGCGGATGACTTGGATGCGCTCAAAGCTAAGGTTGATGCTCTATCCGCTGACAAAGATAAAATGGTCGTAGACGATTCGGAGGAATGATTATGGCTATCATCATGCACCCGCTTACCGCGAAGAACGGTTCCCCGGAGTACACGGCGGACGATTACAGGCACGCCATCAATCCTCTGTTGCTGCCGTCCGATGGTAGCGCGTTCGACGGGTTGTCGGGTATTCGTTACGGTTCTCCGAGTCCTCTGGTCACTGTGAGCGGTCTGACTGTGACGGTCAAGGCTCATTGCGGCACCATCAGCCCGTGGAATGGCATCGGCGCGTACACCTACGCCATCACCACCAATACAACGGTGCAACTCGCGGACTCCACCAACGCTTACAAGATCGCGGTCACTGTGGAAGACCCGTCTCAGTCGCGCGGTACGACTCCGCGCGGCAAGATCGAGGTGTTCACGGATGGTACGCCTGACTCGAATATCAATGGTCTTGTGATTGCCAAGGTCAATGCCGGTGTCGCGTCTGATGTGGCTCCGATGATTCGTAATAACGCTATCCTGATGGCGCGTGATCTTACCCAGCTTAACACCATTGACGCGGTGGACGGGCAGGAGGCTGTGACTATTGCCGATAATGTCCCTTATGTCAGGAAAGGTAATGCGTGGGTTTCCGATACGCCGAAAACCAGTTCCCACGACGGATGGTCCATAACCGAGTGCGTTAGAAATGGGTTTTGCACGATTAACGCAAATAAGACATATCAAGGTTCCACTGGTTCTTTCGTCAACCAAGAAGTGAAAGGCTACGAACCTCCGGCGTCTTCTGTCATGACTTACGGCACCTTAACGTGCCACGTGGGCACGACTGTCGTTTCTTCCGGTTATTGCCTTGTTGATTCGAAGAAGCTTCTGATTTCGTTCAACGGCTACGGCAATTCGATTTCCTTGACGGCAAACATTATCTATCCGATCAAGTATGGGGCCTAATACTCCCAGCAAACGGTGATGCGACCGCTCTGCAACGTGTTTTCGGAACCATACATTATGTAAATCTGTCCAGACGTGTTGATCACTGCCGAACGTAATCGTCTTACGCTTCAGCTTCCACACGCCACCGTTCCTGACATAAGGGGCATTATTGTATTGGTGTAAGATGCGATTATGATTGATATTTTCACGGCGATCATCGGCGTAGGCGGCGTAGCACTCGGAGGACTCATAACATGGCTAGCCAACCGACGGTCGGACCTGACCAGCGCGTATCAAGACCTAGTTTCCGCGCAGGGGGATATGAAACGGCAGATCGACGCGCAAGACCAGAAGATAAACGCGCTAATAAAGCATCGTGATGAGTTGCAATACACCATCGACTTGGAGACGGGATACATTCGTGCGTTGGGTCACTGGGTGTCGAAGGTCTGCGAGATTATCGATCCTGAATTTTTGGAGGGTTATCCTAAACCGTCGTTGCCTGATAATCTACGCGACCGTATTGCATCGCTTGAGGAACTGGCCGGAGATAATGACTAGCCGAGCCGTGTTATGAACTTGGCTCCTTTTTCACGCATGGTATCGGAAACGTTATTGTTTGTGAAAACCCGTATCTTCGTGTTCGTCTGAGTTACTCTCAGCATCGTGGCCAAATTCAATCGGGTAAACCCGTCTCCTTCCGTTAATTGTTCGCTTACAGTCGGGCCTAAATTCGTTATTCCACTGCTGCCACCGATATTGAGGTTCAGTCATCCGGTGTTGCTCGACATTGGCAGTGTAAGGGAGACGGAGTAATCGCCTACGGGTAGGTTAGTTACGTTCGCTCCTTTACTATCGTTCACGATAGATGCGCTGTCGAAGTCGTTATGCGTAAACGTCATACGCATTAGCGTTATGCCGTTGTTTACCTGCAATTGTCCGTCTGATCTACTGAAAGTCATTGCAGCGTATGGGTCGATCACAACGTTCTTCTGTTTCCAAATTCCACCGTTTCTAGCATAATGGGCATTATCGGTGATAATAATATCGATTCGTTTTTGATGTTAAAGTGATCCTATGAGACGTTTCAAACGGTGCATGATCATTATCATGTCGTTCTCTGTCGTCTCGTTGATAGTCCACGTTCTGATAACGGCCTACGCCGTTTTATGCATGGCGTGGCTGTTCTTCTACACGATCAGCCTATAGGAGGAGTTTCGATGGCTTTGAACGGTATCGACATTAGTAATTGGCAGGCTGGTATAGACCTGTCTGCTGTACCGTGTGATTTCGTCATCAGTAAGGCAACAGAGGGATGCTGGTATGTTTCAGCGGATTGCGCTCGGCAGGTGGAACAGGCGTTGAGTCTGGGAAAGTGTGTGGGCGTATACCATTACGCTAACGGCGGTAACGCCGTTTCCGAGGCTGACTACTTTGTGAACAATTGCGCGAATTGGGTCGGCAAGGTCGTATGGTGCTTGGACTGGGAGCAACAGGGTAACGGACTGGTCGGGTCTGGCGCGTCTGCTCAGCAGTGGATTAGGTCGTTCTGTGACCGCGTGTACGAGCGTACAGGCTCCCAGCCTATCGTCTACGTGGGAGCGTCCATGCTTAACGACGTGCAGAACATTGGTGATCGTGGATTGTGGGTAGCCCAGTACGCGAATATGGACGCTACTGGGTATCAGGATACGCCGTGGAACGAGGGCGCATATGCGTGCGCTATCCGCCAGTATTCGGGCAATGGTCGTCTGCCCGGATATTCAGGCAGTCTTGACCTTGACAAGTTCTATGGTGATGTGAATGCGTGGAACGCGTATAAGGCGGGTCATTCGAGTGTGACCAACGTGCCGACCCCTTCCGCTCCTGCTCCGTCTACTCCCGCGTCTGGCACGTACATCGTGCGCTCTGGTGACACTCTGAGTGGTATCGCGTCGATGTATGGGACTAGCTGGCAGGTGTTGGCGCAGATTAATAATCTGTCTGACCCTAATCTGATTTATCCGGGTCAGGTGTTGAATATCAATGGTACTGCCAATACTGTTCAGTCCGGTAGTGGAACGTATACGGTGCAGTCGGGGGACACGCTGAGTGGTATCGCCGCCAAGTTTGGGACTTCGTGGCAGACTCTCCAGCAGCTTAACGGCATTGCCGACCCTAATCTGATTTATCCGGGTCAGGTGCTGAAACTGCCGGGCGGAGCACCGTCACCGTCCGTTACACCGTCACCGTCCGTTACGACGTACACTATCCAGCCCGGTGACACATTGAGTGGTATCGCCGCCCAGTACGGTACCAGTGTCTCCAATCTGGTGGCGTTGAACGGTATCGCCAACCCTGACGTGATCTACGCGGGCCAGACAATCCGCATCAAGTAAACTATCGATAGGAGGTTTGTTATGAGCATTAATACTGGTGATCCGACCAAGGACACCGCGATCAATAACGAAGTGCCGGACGGTAATGATAATTACGTGCCGGCGTTCAACGCAGCGACTCGCAAGTGGGCGTATCTTGTTTCCGGACTGGTTGGTATCGCCGGTGCGGTGCTGAGTTTCGTGAGCGCTGTACCGGACATGCCGTCGTGGGTGGCCGTGATGGGTGGCGCTTGCGCTCTGGTCGGCTCCGGCGTTGCCGGAATGTTCGGCGTCCACTACGCAGGCATCTCCAAGTGAGGTAATGATGACAATTGCATCCGAGTTGTTCCGCCAAGGAGCATAACCAATGTTCGAAACATTCCAAACCCTCATCAACGCCGGAGGCTACGACCTCGCAGACCTCACCCAGCGCATCAAGACGCTGTATGCGATGAGCGAACTTACCGAGGATGAGATGAAACAGCTTCTCGAACAGGCGCAGACAAACGCCAAGCCCGACGATTCCTACGCCCCATTGGCCGACCGCGTGAAGGCCATTGAGGAATGGGAGACAACCGTCGAGGAGCGTTTGAGCAAGCTGGAATCCGGCTTATCGACCGACCCCGGCGAACCCGAGGAACCGTCCGACGAGTGGCCGGAATACAAGCAGCCTACCGGCGCGCACGACGCCTATCATGTAGGCGACAAAATCACCTACAACGGGAAACACTACACGTGCATCTACGACGGTTGCGTGTGGACCCCGGACGCTTACCCGCAGGGGTGGCGTGAGGAAGCGTGAACCACATCTACACTGGTGTTTCCAAGTGGTAGACTGGTGTTGCTCCTTTCGAGCGATGGTGTGATGACCGAATGAACTAGCCCGACACTGGTCTTGACGACTGGTGCCGGGCTATTCTTTCTTTTTTCAGTTGTTCAAGAGGAATTCTCGATTTCGGTATTCGCTGAACACTGGAACGTTCTCGGGGTGATCGTTGTAGGCGCTTACCAGCCAGCCCTTCGCGTATGATTCCTTTGGGTGGGCGTGGATGCGTGCGTGACATCCCATAGTACCCGAGCCGCAGACGGTAATCAGGTTGCTGGGTAGGTTTAGTCCTTCCCAAGCGTGGGAGCGCATACGCCTGTGGTGCAGGTTGAAAGCGGAGGAGCTCAAGAATTGCCCACAGATGAAGCATCTGCCGTGGTCTCGGTGGAACACTTTCATACGGGTTTCGATATCAGGGTCTGTTTTGCTCACTCGGATACTCCTTCGCAGTGGAAGAAGTACAAGGTTATCGGGGAGACGAGTTTGAAGAAAAATTGCCTATCGGTGTCTGTCTTGCATTCGTGGATGGCCGTGATCTTAACGCCTTCAACGCTGCCCAGAACGTCGTAGAGTTTGAGGAACGCTTTGGTGTCTTTAATCCCGATTTGACCGAACGTGAGTTCCTGTCCGAGTCCTTGGGTGTCGATGATTTCCTGTGCTTGGGGGTTTTTCTGTAAGAGGTTGATGATCGAGGTCAGATAGTTGATGGTGTTCATTGTTGCTCCTTTGGTGTGATGATGATGATTGGATTAATCGTGCAAGGTTCTAGTCTTTGGTCAGGATGTCATAGCCGAGGTGTTCGGCCAGCCGCAACCGGTATTGCTTTTGCGGTTTGCGGCGTCCGTTTTCCCACATGGCTATTACGTTTGGGCTGGATACGCCGATTCGTTCGGCTAGTTCCGCCTGTGAATACCCGTGGCGTATCCTCCAGTATTTGATGCACTGGCCGATGGTCACCCTGTCGCTGATAGTCGCGTAGTCAACTGGGATGTTGCCGATGTTCTGTCGTGTGAAGAACTGGCCGGTCTGGCTGTCCTGTTCCACGGTGACTTCTTGGCCGTTGATTACGGGTTTGATTTTGTTGTGCTTGCGCATGTTTCACCTCCCTATGATATGTGATATATAGATTATATCACATGTTTCTGTTTTTGCCGAACAGTTCACTGATGGCTTCGCGCCCATCGTCAGTCAGCGCGAACCGCCAGCAATGACGGTGCCGACTGTTCACGCCATCCCGATCGACACGGTACACATGACCGGAACGCTCAAGCTCGATCATGCGCGTCCTCAATCCCTGCGGAGTATCGTCATACTTCGCTAATACCGCCATACGTTCGATTTCCTCGTGGGTAAGCGGTCGCTTAGCCATCCAAAGAATCAACAGCACATGAACCTGTTGTTTGTTGAACATTATGCCACCGCCGTTTCAGCGGAGTGGCGGAGGAACGCGGCCATGCCAGCGGCCACAATCCACCCGGCCACCCACTTGACTCCGAACCGTATCCGGTTGATCTTGGCTGCCATCGCCCATACCGGAAGCGACACCCACGGGCTGAGACACCAGCCGCAATAGGCGAGTTCTCCGAGACTGTCCACGTAATCCTTGGCCCACGTGGGGAGCGAGTTGGACAGGTTCTCGGTCTTTACGGTCAGCTTGCGGCGGAGCGCGGAGAACATATAGCCGGGGCCGGGCGAGAGCTGTACGACAGTGGTCGCGTATCCCGCCGTGATTCCAGCCGAAAGCACGGCAGTCCACCAATTGCCATTAGTCTTCATCGGTTTTCCTTTCCTCGTGGCGACGCCAGCAGTGATACCGCTTGTCGTAATCCGCGTACAGGCTTTCGTAGAGTTGTTTCGCCTCGTTGGTGGCTTCGTCGTGGTCGAACCCGTGCTGTTGCAAGATGTATTGAGCGGCACCGACCCAAATGGAGCGTCGAACGTGCTGATACCAACGGTCAAACAGTTTGCCGCACACCTTGTCATGCTTGTTGTCTCCGAGAAAGTCGGCAACGCTCTCCACCACGAACTTACGCAGAGTGTTCGCGGTGATATGGTTACGGTCGAACAGTTCCAGCACATCGCTGGTTAAAATGCTATTTTTCATTGGGTTCCTCCTCTTCTTCTTCGGTTTCGTCATCGTCCACTAGATAATCGTCAAGGCTGATGTCTTGCGGCTCGAAGTAAAACAATCCGTCCAGCAAGATCATCGGGTAGCGCACGATTACGCCTTGATCTTTGGCGATGGCGCGTATCGCCCGGGCGGTGGGGCTGCCCGACGACACGATACGGAGCCTACGCCCCATCTGTTGGGCGTACACGCGGCACGTCATCAGATAAACGGCGCTCTGCCGCTTGCATGTGGGGCATCCGTCAAATAGTGCGAACATGTCAGGGCTTTCCAGAATGGTTGCGGTCTTCATCAGAACGTCACCCCCAGAGCGTCGGCCAGCACATCGGAGATATGGAGCGTGGCCAGCTGGCGACGCTTATGTTCCTCGATCTCTGCGGTAATGTCCTTACGGTACACGGGAATAACCTGATGGCTTGCCTCTCCGACCACGCGCGGGTCAAACATCGAGAAAAACAGGACTTCCAGCGAATCGCACACCACGAAGTATTGCAGCACCTGCGCCTTATACTGGTCGGGGATAAAGTCGAAGCCGGTCGCCTTTCCGTCGAGCGTGTATTCCGGAAGAACCTGCTCAATAACGTCCACCAGCTCAGGTTTCAGGTTGACGATATGAGATCGCATGGCGTCCGTGTGCATCATCCACGGCACTACCGTCTGCAAATGGTAGGCTGAGCCGAGCGACTTGCATTCGATGGCCCACGTCGGCTCCTCAGTGTTCTCGTAGGCGTCTGGACTGCACGCGATACGGTTGTCGTCGTCACTCTCCCAGATACCGCAATCGGGGACGCAATCGACGGGGTTGAAGCCAAGCGTTTTGAGTGTGATCTGGATATTCTCGGGTTCGAGACGGTGGCCGCGTTCCATCGGAGGTTCACCGTCCGCTGGTCCGGCCCACAGTTCCGCTAGGAACTTCCAGAAGTCCACGCCGACCTTAAGCCGCTTGTTCTTGGCTTCGGCGTCCACGATCTTCTCGTCGTAGTTCTGGGCCTTCGTGTAATACTCGTTGGCTTTGTCTGGCGTCTTCGCCTTCTTCGCTTGTTCCAACGCCTTGTCTCGGTACTCTTTAAGTTTTTCTACGTCGGTCTGAGCGTAGTGTTCCAAGGCGAGTCCGCCGCTTTTGGTGCCGGTGATACGGCCCACTCGTTCGTCGAGCCATGCCTCGGTTTCGTGGGCTTGCGATACATTGATGATCTTCATTGATGTTGTCCTTTCGGTTGGGTGTGGGCGGGTGACGAGTCCCGCCCACAAGTCTTTCATGCTGAATATAGAATGCGATTACTGATAATGGTTTGTGTTCAACTCCTTAGGTCATATATCAAGCCCGATGCCTGATATATATAATATATCACATGTGGTGGGATTAGGCAATCAGCGACACGCAGGGACAGGTTCCAGCGCCCTAGTAGGACGTGGATAATCAACGGTGATTGATGGGTGTGATTGATAGGCTCACGCCCGAAAGCCCGGAATATAAGAGGGGGACTACTTACGTTCCCCTTTCACGCCTCGCTTTCGCAGTCGGAAAGATCAATGTCAAAGCAACGCGCAATATAATCGAAGTTCTCACGCTGCTCATCAGCCGTCAACGCCCGAACGAGATTATCCAGCAGCGTTTCCGCGCCGAGCGAGTCAAGCAGCTTGTCGAAGGCAAGTTCGTTGTCAAACATTTCAGATACTCCATTCCAGCTCCCTTATTAGAACAAGAGGGCTTATAAATCGGTTTGTTTTAAGCAAAATCCCAAAAGTGCGCCAACGCGAAAGGCCACTTACATTCGGTTGACGGCGTTCATCAGACTGTTCAGGTCGGTTTGCGTGAGTCCATTCCATCCCCTGACCCGACGTTTCAGAGTGCCGTTGATGAAGTCTCCGCGCTCCGCGGATGTGATATTGTGCGCATCCATAGCCTTGACCAGATCGGCGTACTGTTCGGCGCTGATCGCACGGTCTGCGGTCTCGTAACGCTGCTTGGCATACGCTCCGTCGTCGTCCTTGTCGGGGAAGATGCCCAACACTGCGTAGAGACTATAGCGGCGGGCGTAAGTGATCGCGCTACCGACCTGCTGGGGGTCGCCGGTCACAAAGAACGGATAGGAGCAGACCACCATCTGGTCTGTATCATCAAAAATGATGGTTTCCACTGTTCCGATGGCCTGTCGCGTTTCTCCCGTGTTGTCGAACGTGACGCGCTGGCTGAATGCCAGACCGTACTTCTCGAAAACCGGTTTGATGGTTTTGAGTATCGTGGCGAGGTTGAGATACTTATAAGTCCGGTTGCCTGCCTGTGCGGTTTCGTCGGTGACGAAGTTGGGGACTTCGTTGAGAACTTGCATGAACTTGTTGCTGAGATTGTTGGTTGCCATCTCAGTGCTCCTTTCTGATAATGTGATGATATATAAAGTATATCACATGTTGTGGGATTAGGCAATCAGCGACACGTATAGACATGTCCCAGCGCCCCTAGTAGGACGTGCTAGGACGAGTGTCTATGACGTCCTAACTGGCGAGATAACGCCAATTGGGACACTAGGACATGCATTAACTCAGATTGGCCATGCCTCGCCGTTCGTCAGATACACATTATCCGCGTCCCCGTTGTCGAACTGGGCACCCAAAAGCCCGTCCAGCATTGGCATCCCGCCGAGATTGTACGCTTTCACGAAGGCTTCGAGGCGGGTCGGCTGATTGCCTTCAAGCACGTACATGGTGCTCGCCCACTCGGTCTTCCCGTTACGTTCCTCATAGTCCCGGAATGCTTGCTCGTACACGTCGGCGTCAACGTATCCGTAATCTCCGATACGCCAGATATCGTCTGTCTCGGTGTATGTGTCGAAGTCGCGGCATTCGGGGATTAGACGGTTATCGATGCTGCGAATCATGTCGCGGGCCTGATCGAGAGTGATTTCCGTAGCGTTTCCCATTTCTGTTCCTCCTTTGCCTTGTCAGAAGGCGCGGTACTCGAAGCCGTCAACGCCGACGAATACTTTTGCGACAGTGTGATGCGATTCCATCTGGGATTTCTGCTTAAAGGTTTCGTACAGCGTCGTGAAAAACTTTGTATAGCTTTCGCACTCCAGCATCTGTGCAGCCTTCTGCTCCAGAGTCAGGTAGCGGTTCTCGTAGCAGAGCCAAGCGTATTCCTCCCATGTTTCGTTCCGAGCTTCCCGGATCAGCTTGGACAGTTTGCAGACTGGGATGTACCCGTGGAGTTCGTGATGGTAGTTGAAGCCGCACCGTTTGGGCTCCTGAGTCCAGTGGTCTTTGGCAAGGTGGATGACGCGCTGGATGTCGCCGCGAATAGTCTGGATATATGTCTCGTTCATTGTGTCCTCCTTGGGAATAATGCAAGCCTATTGGCTTGATATATTTATTATATCACATTGTGTCTTATGATGCAAACAAAAAGGCCGGGACTCGCCCGGCCTGTAATCACTCTTCCTCGGCGTCTTTCCTCGCTATATCGATGATCTTGGATACCGCAGCAGCCATATTCCTGATCCCGTTACGTGAAGCGAACGATGTCACCTGATGCACGAACTCGTCGTACAATTCCATAGGCACCAACCCGAGCATATCCGAGTTGCAATCATCCACGAACTGTTCAAGTTCTTCGTATTCGCGGGGCAGAAACAAAAACTCCACGTCCTTATACTCGTACTTCACATTCAAACCGTTCAGGTTGACTTGCTGCGGTTCGACGTGCGGTAGGCTGTCCTGATCGAGTCCGCTGAGCAACAAGTCGTCTACGTTGTCCATCTGAGTGACCAGCTGCGCCAACAGTTTCTCGTCGGCGTGGCCGGTGAGTTCGTTGGCGGCTATCTGCTTCGCCGTTATGGTGGAACGTGTCATAGGCTTCGTGTCCACGATAACCGGGATACGTTGGATACCGGCGCGGGCGGCGGCTCTCGTACGATGATGGCCGGAAACAATACTTATCGGCCCTTCTCCGTTCGGTTGCGAACAGTACGGCAATGACTCCAACATCCCTCGTAGCTTGATGTTCTGGGTCAGCGCGTCGAACTTACGTGGTTCCATGACCTGCGCGTTCAGGTCTTGTTCCTTGAGATCGACCACGGCAACCCACTTGATTACCAAACCGTCGGCTATGGTCATTTCTTGCGACGTGTCGACATCGGCCATTATCTCCTCCTGTTCTCTTTGGCTAGGAACTGTCCGAGAATGTTCCTTAAGCCGATCTCTTCGTGCCAATCGCTCTTATACTGCAATTGATACTGTCCGTTCTTACGGTCACGTCTGTCCAGTTTCATCAGGCCGCGAAGTCCCTTGGATTCGGGATATCGCGTGTACTCAACGGTTGCCAGCCCATCGCACGCATCGACGAGTATCTGCGTCTTGGGCTTAGCGCAGAGCTGGAACGTGGAACGACGTAACGCTATCATCGTGACCAGCTTCGTAAGCCGATACCGTTTGTGGGATACCCCGAATGCTTGACGCAATACCGCGTAGCGAATCGTGTACATGGGATTTGGCAAACCATATCCGATGATCCCGGCAACGTAACCGTCGATTAGTACGAGAACACACATCGGGCTCACGTTTCCCGATATCCTATGCCGCATCACTTGCAGATACGAGTCTTGTACCGTACTATCACGTAACGGTACGACCTTGATTTCGGAACGTTCGGTAATCTGATGATCTCTGGGCAATATCGGTATCGGTATCTCCGCCGATTTCGACGCCGCCACAGTCACCATGTTCCCGCCGACAAGACGTTTGACCTCGTTCGGACGGTTGGAATTCATGTAAATCACACTGTCCAAACCCAGACGCCTAGCGTAGACCGGGCTATCAGTTGCGGCGTTTCCGGGCGTTTGCTGCTGCTGGCAGATCAGCAACGCCTTACGCCCATCGAACAGCTTACAGAGCTTGGGAATATCAACGGGAGCATTGAACACGTTGTATTCAGGTTCCGCCCATTGGAACCTCCCCCCGGTCTCGAAGAACTTTTCATAAGCTCCCGGATACGTAGGGGGATTGGCGAACACGATGGCGTGCGGGTCGTCCATAACGCGTTCCGCATACTTCATCGGGTCGGTGGGCTCGTATCTCAGCCCCCCCAACTTGACCATATTCGCCGCGATTCGCTCCCGTAGCTGGCCGACGTGTTCCGAACCGTTGATGTCAAGATCAGACAGAAGTTCACGGTAGTAATCGATATCGTCGTGCTTGCTGAGACGCATACGGTATTGCGCCAAGATTACGGTAGCCGCGTCATCCGCTGCGTTTCCTGAGAGCGGGACTGGTGAACCGTCAACGGTTGCCCGCATTTCGGTGAGAGGCGTCCCGCTGTACGCATATCCGAGCGCTGCGGTGTACGCCCACACGTCGCACGCCTCGATTTGCTCCGGTTTCCAACCGTTCTCCACGGCGACCATGCAGTTGGCGAAGGCTCCGGCGTACAGTTCGACGTATCGCGTATACCCTGACGCGAGTGCCTGCCTAAACAGATTCCCGTTCCAATCACGTTCTGGCTTATCCCAAGTGTTGAGGAACAGTATGGACGGTGAGTTGAAACCTGCCATCAGACCGCCCCCCAAGAGTCGAACTTGGTGCCTCCCAATTCGAGATTGGGCGCTCTATCCGGTGAGCTAGGGGCGGAATAGCAACGGTCATTAGAATAGCACATTTTGATCGGCCTCCAAACCTTTTTGTAATTCCTTGACTTCTTCACCGGTCTTTTCCTGCCACCATTGGGCGAAAATCGTTCGGTGGCACAAGCCTTTTTTTACGTCATCGAAGCATAGAAGCACGATGTCTTTACCTCCGTTGAGTTGCGATATCGTTTCAAGTTCCGTTCTGATGCGGGCGACCCCGTGTGAGTCCAGCATGGCACGATACCGTTCGGTGAATTCTTCGTCGGTTCCTTCCGTGAACCATCGGCCCGGCGTCACTGTTTTCGCCGATGCTGCGATTGTGTACGAAAGTCGCCATCGTGGCGAACCGTACGTTATGCGTACCGGTATGCCTTGTGACGGGGTAAAGTCGTGGTATCGGTTTGTGTAGATTTTCATATGCATCCTTTCCATGCAATGTGTGATATAGATATTATATCACACTGTTGGTTCTTGTTGCAAATTGCCCACATTCTTAACTTCGTCTGGGAAGAATTCCATTTCCAAAGCCTCCACACCACCGGTGGCACCCCAATACACACGCCTCGCACGCAGAACGGTCGCCACGTCGGCGGACATGGAATCGGGAAGCCTATGGGCCATCCAATTCGTTAACTTGGCTTCGCTGCGTTGCTCCGGCTTCTGGACCCTCCAATTAACCGAGTCGGCCAGCCACATGGGCAGAGTCCGCACATACTGCAATGGCGTACCCTCGCAGGATTTCACGAAACGCTTCGCCGCTCTCATAAGCGCATCGGCACCAACCTCGTCGTAAGCCGTATTGAAATACATGAGGAATTCGTTAGACACCCTGCACTTCTTTGGCCACAACGCCATAAGAGCCTTGAGGGTATCCACCGAATGGCAGGCGACTGTAATTTTTTCTTTGTCGCGCGAGTATTGTTCTTGGGTTTTATTCTCTTGGGTATTGTTAGTCAAAACCTCGTTTTGGGGTGGGTCAAAAGCAGGTTTTGGGGGGTCAAAAGCAGGTTTTGGGGTCGGTGCATGGTCAAAAGCAGGTTTTGGGGTCGGTGCATGGTCATAACCCTGTTTTGGGGTGGGCTTCCACAGCGAGACGTGATACCGGTTGGCCCTGCCATCGGACTTGACCCGTCGAATGTACCCCAATTGTTCCAGCACGTTGAGGCTCTTGGATACCGTGGGCTGTGAGCAACGCGCGACCTTCGCCAGCCTCTCCAAACTAGGCCAGCAGAGCCCGGTGTTGTCGGCGTGACGTATCAGCGCCATATACACCAGCAGATCGTAGGCACCCAACCTGTCATCATCCACCGCCCAATTCGGCAGCATCGAAAAACCCGAGTTCTGTGCTATACTCGTATCGGACACGTTTCCACCTTTCTGTTAGCGCCTCCCTCAGTTTCCACGGGGAGGCGCTTACTTTATTCCTATTACTATCTTATTTGATATTGGTGCGCCCGGAACCAGTGCGCATATATATATTATATAGCTAGCACATACTACTTGCAATCAAGAATAATCTGATGTATATTTGAATCATGTACGCTAGAGACTACACCGCAACGACGGAGCAGTACGCGGAACGATGGCACCTCAACATCCAGACGGTCCGCAGATACTGCCGTGAGAAACGACTGCCATACATCAAGGTAGGCAACCGCTACTACTTCAACCCCGACATCACACCACTACCCATGGGAGCAACGATCAACGATGAATGATCCAAGAATCACACTGCCGATCGCACGCTTGGCGGCAGACCCCGAACGCAAACAGACCCGCAACGGCACCCCCTACATGCTTATCCAAGTCGCCGCCACAGGCGGACACATGGACAAGACCACAAAACAGTGGGTAGACCACAACACCATGTGGGCGACCATATTCGAGTATGACCTGAGACTTGCGGAAACCTACGAACGCATGCTGCGCAAGGGCACACCGGTAAGGGTCGAGGGTGTCCTGAAATGGAAGACCGACACCGACAACCAAGGGCAGCCGCGCACCGACTTCATCATCGAACACGCGACCATCAGCCTCGCCATGCTCAAAGCCAAGAACCAGCAGCCTCAGCAAGACCAGCAGACCGGCAACCAGTGGACGGGAACCGACACGTTCGGCCCGACCAACTCGCTCAACCAGACCGACAACGAATGGGACGTGTTCTAAATGGCAGCGAACGTCACCGAGAAAGACAAGACGCTCAACGAGATCATCGACTGGTGCGAACAGTTAGCAGCGGAAGGCCTGAGACTGGCGAGCGCTCTTCTGATGCAGCATGACAAGGCCGCATACGGTGTCGTGAAGGGACAAGTCAACGCATACGAAAAGACAGCCGACCACTGCCGTTCCCTGCTCGACTATTCCGGCAACATGCCCACGGAAGTACCGAATCAAAGCGAGGACACGAAATGACGATTGACGAACTGCATGATTACTGCCGTTACCTCTTCGACGAGAACCATGAGCATGGCGTGCCTGACATGTGGAGCAAAGGCTACGAGTTCGCGCTCAGCCTTGTCATGTTCAAGTGCCATGCGGGATTAACAGACGAAGACCGCAAGGCTGTAGCCGACTGGCGTGAAAAACATTGGAAGGACACGAAATGAGCAGGGCAATCCGATATGTAGAGTGCACCCACTGCGGCGAGACGGTGGGCACATATTACGTGACCTGCCCGTACTGCGGATACAGGCTGGCTGTGCACAGTCTGCCACCAAGGAAGAAATGTGCGGACTGACCCAAGTCACCACCGATTGAAAGGAATTACCATGACCCGCTATCTCGTAGAGGACCAACAACTGCGTTACGCAATACACTCGGCCATAAGCGCTATGGACATTGACAAGCAAGATAAGAATTACATCATCGAATCAACTACCAAAGTCTCCGATGAAGTCCTAGAATTATTGGCCTCATCGAAGATCACCGAATCGGAACAAACCGAGAATCCCAAACAGGCTGCTGGCCGTGAAATCGATACGAGCGAGTACCCATTTATCCAACTAGAGGCAGACGAACTCGTCCGGATGATCTGTGACGCCTACCAAACCGGCGTATTCTCGGGAAAGGAGCAATCATGAAATTCACGAAACGCGCATACGTCAAAGTTTGGCAGAACTGCCCAGAAGACGAACGCGAAGACACCACCATAACCTTCCTAGACTACGAGGACGCGAACGAACTCAACAGTATCCCGGTATCACTACTCTACCTGCTGGAGTGCCATGCGTTCGTCAACAGTATGGACGAATTCAACATTCTCGAATGCTGCCTTACAGCCGAATCGTTCGATCTCATAGGCTTCGTCAAAACCTACCGGGACATGCTCAGCAAAACCGGCGACTTCTGGACACCCATGAAGTTCATCACCGCAAGCCCGAAACCCGTGGACGGTATCCCACCCGTCTCCTATTGTCCTCGATGCGGAGCGTTGATCTGGCCGGACACCACACGACGCTGCATCAACGGACAACCCGAAAACAACGCCGAATATTACCGACGAATCCTCGAAATCTACAAGAACAACCCAGACCCGCTGTTCTGCCACAATTGCGGGCAACGCTTCAAATACGTCGGCCAAGGCCAACTAGCATACAAGCATCAAAGCAACCGTGCCGACACCCTACGCACGCTCAAGCTCAAAGCGGAAACGCAACCAACGTTCGACTTGGCGGAGCTCAACCAATGACCGGCGAACCATTCTCGTTTAGCCTGTTCATTCCCGGCATCCCCGCCAGTAAAGGCTCCTACCGTCCAATCACCGGCAGGAGCCGAACCACAGGCAAACCCGTCACCCGCCTCATACCAATGGACAAGAAGGAACGCCCGTGGCGCGACCACGTGCGCGACACCATCCTCAGCCACAAACACCCAACCATCCCACCCAACTCATACATCAAAATAGAAACCACGTTCTACCTGCCACGCCCCAAAACCATCCCACCCACCAAACGCAAACACCCCACAGTCAAACCCGATATAGACAAACTCCAACGCGCCCTATACGACGCCATCACAGAAACCCAAATCTGGCATGATGACTGTCAGATAACCGACGTAACCAGCCACAAACGATACGCCGACAACACCACCACCGGCGTATCCCTCACAATCACATGGAAACCAAACCAATGAAGAAACCAAGCGAATTCGACTACTTCCGCAACACCACACCCGGCTACAAGCTAGGCCGCATTCTCGGCGTCCTACTCATCACCCTAGCCGTACTCCTCATCACCACCGGCACTATCGCCCTACTCAAACTCCTGATAACCTACATCCTCGCGTAAGGAACCATCATGCCTCTCAGCCAACACAAAACCGAACTAGCCCTCCAATGGCACCGCAAACACTACAACACCGAATACATCGCCCAACTACTCAACACCACTCCAGAAGAAATACAAACCATCATCAACCAACACCAACAGCAAACTAAACCCAAGAAAGCATAAAATACCCCTTATGAGCAACGTAACCAGAGACGCCCACGGACGAATAACCGGAGGCGTGAACAACCCAACCGGTAAAGGCGGCTTCCAAGAACGCCCACAAG